AAGTATATCTAATGCAATACAATATAAATATATTTTGGTTTGATATATTCATTTTTGATTAACACTACAAATTTTATGACATTTATTTTCTTTTACATTATAATTTTACATTATAATTTTACATTATGATTTTGTAATATTGACTATCTAAATATATAACTTTTTTAATTAAAATACATATGGAATATATTTGGGACTATCATATTTATACATATTTACCTGAAATTGTCCATTATATGCCGGCAAACTTACTTTTTCACCATCATTTAACTCATCCGTACCATGATCGTCATCTGTTTTCCTACCATTATGAGTAAATGGGATCTTAACACTATGGAATTTATCACTAGATACATAATAATTCCATTTACTACCCCCTGCATGTGTTGGACGCCCAAATATTGGTATAATAACGCTATCATTACCACTTCCAATATTGCTACTTTCACTAATTACATTATCCTTATACATATACCCTACCTGTTGATAACCTCCGCTAGTACCCCTAGTTGGCACATTTATTGGTATCCCATATGTACCCTCAAAACTCCTCTCCGGTGGCAATAATGGATTAATTACCCTTTCATGGTTTTTCCTATTTATATAATCCCATTGAGATAACCTATTATAGTTTTCAGCCACTTGGCTATGCGTACCACCCAATTGGCTACTGTTAACTATTGGACGATTTGGACCATGATTGTGGGTATTTGTTGTAAGATTCGGAATATCCGAGTGTATAGATGTAAGATTGGGTGTAAGATTGGGGTTAAGGTTGGAATTGTGGACAGAGAATAATTGACGTTGGGTTTCACGTGTTTGCAAAACTAGATATATAACAATAGCTAGCATAACAATAGCACCTAGATATAATATTGTGTTAGCATCTACCATAACACCACCGTGTTGGTCAACGCTTGGGGTACCATTTATAGGTTGATATCCGGCGCCCTTTTGTACACCTGGTTTAGTCAATCTGCGTTTTAGGCTACGTTTATGTTGTTGTTGTTTTTTGGCATTAGCTAGCTTAGGCTTAGAGCTATGTTGGGTGTCAGAAGCTTTAGTTTTGGGATTAGCTTTGGTGGTGGATGATGGCATTTTTAATAGTTTTTAATGGGTATAGGTATCGGTATAGGTATAGGTATCGGTATAGGTATAGGTATCGGTATAGGTATCGGTATAGGTATAGGTATCGGTATCGGTATAGGTATAGATATAGGTATAGGTTTTAAATATATGGTTTCGGAAGTTAGTATTTAGTATTAAGTAGTATTTATAAAATATTAATATAATTTAAGTTTTATTGTATTCAAAAAAAAACATTATTTAAATAAAATACAGTATTTAAATAAAACAATAGCTAGATACACATAACAAACTAATTAAATATAAACTGAACGCTAAATATACATATACATATATAACAATAACTATATACATAACACACATATAAATAACACGCTAGATATATATACCACATATATACCATAACAAATTAATTACATATAAACTAGATCTAGATAAGATCTAGATAAGATAAAATGAAAAGTTTAGTATTATTATTGTTTGTAATTGGGATTGTAATGTTAACAACTGGCTATCAACGTAAAATGCTAAAAACATACGAAATAGAAAAACAAGTTGAATATAGGTTTATACCTCGTTCTATATATGATCAACAAATGTCAGCACCCACCGTAACAAAATCGTTTTCCGATATGTTCGAACGTCAACCAATATTTATGACATCTCCTTATACATAGACATAGACATAAAAGTAAACATATTCCAATAATCATAACCAATGGGTGAAGTATAAATATTAGCGGTAACGTTATGTTTGCGGTTGCATATTTAGACGGCGTATAATATAATGATATAACCCAGTTCCGTTATTTTTGGTCAAAGATTTTTTTAATAAAATATTATTTAATAAACTTTTAATTGCCTTTTTACCATTTTCATTATTTTCTTTCATTGTTTTAGCGTTTCCCTGTGTTGTCATTTTTTTTATAATATCAACATAACATTTAGCCTCAGATATTTTGCAATTAATTACATAATATTTATTTACATCTACAGCGTTTGTCACTATATCAATAATTAAAAATATTGCCCCATTTGTTGCTATCTCACTGCAATTAATATTTACTGTAGATTTTATAGTTGGCGGAATAACAATAATTTTATCTAGTCGTTTATTTGTAAATAATAATTTATCTACTAAGGTTGTTAACTCATTTTTTGCATTAGTTTCAAATGGTATTGTATGATTACTCATTTTATGTAATTCATCAATTATATTTGTTTTCTCATACGTTATAACATCACGTATACCACTTTCTATCTCATTAATACTATTTTTACTATAAAACTGCTTTTTAACCTCACTAACATAATCTAACGCGTACGTATTTCTACTCCTATTAGTAGGATATTGTGTATTATGTGTATAAGGTATACGTGCACCGTTGTAATTGATAGTGTTAAGCTTACTATTAAGTAGCACTAGCCCATTACTGCTATCATTATTAGCGCCTGTAATATTAATATTAAATAATATATCAGCTAAATATTTAGCTATAGCATCAGTATATATATTATAATTATTATTTTTATTCTTATCCTTACCATTTAAAAAGACTTTACGCTGTTCCTTACTCATTTTTTTATAACAATGTTTAATTACCCTTAATATGTATTTATGCAATGCTGTCATTATAGTTGCCTTATTTTTATCTATTTTCGGTTTATCTTTTTTGTAATCCTCTTTAGATTGCGTTGATTTTGGTAAATTATCACTGGGTTTTTTTGATTTAGGTTCTAATTTTTTTTTATTTGGATTTGATCCAAATCCAAAAAATCCACTTCCTACTTGTCTTTCAATACTGTCAATAAACAATTTATCATATATATTTTCAACTAACTTATTAGCTTTAATTATTTCCTCTATATTATTCAATGCTAAATATCCAATACCACCTGCTTTTTGTGTTCTTGTTTTATTACTATTCAACTTTAACTTTAATTTACCATTTTTTTTGCTTCTAGTCTTTCGCTTACGTGTCATATGTCTAGATATATCCATATCTAATTATCCCTAACTATATACTTTACTATATATTATTATGGGTATTATTATGGGTATTATTATGGGTATTATTATGGGTATTATTATGGGTATTATTATGGGTATTATTATAATTATAATATTTCTTTTTATATTTATACAATATTGTATTTAATAACACTTTACTAACTAGCTACTATTTAATAACACTTTACTAACTAGCTACTATTTACTAATATAAATAACATTAATATAAATAACATTAATATAAATAACATTAATATAAATAACACATGAAAAATTAAAAAAAATATCCCTAATTAAAATATCCCAAAAATACAATACTACAAATAAAACATTTATCTAACTAGCCTAACTATCCTAACTAACAATATATATACATACAACATACAACATACTATTACTTTTTACGTGCCATCCATGGATCCGAATCACCACCCGGCCCCGCTAGTGCATTAGCCAATTGTGAATTACGCGCCGTCTCTGCAACTCGTTCAGCCACCTGTGCCTTTAATGTCTCTCTCTCCAATGTCGATGCCGCATATTTCAACTTATCGTCCAAATCCGGATTCGCCGAAGGCAATGATGGATCATCCCCCACCGCATCATTGTATACTCCATTTCCCACACTAGTACCCTCACTATCATCCACATCTAAATTAGCTGCCCTAGACGTTTCGCTTATAGCCTCCCTTATCTCGCGTTTCTCAGCATCTAGCTGTTTCTTAGTTAACTCATTCTGTCGCATCTGTTGTTCCACTTGACTCTGTCGCTGTTCATCAAAGTGTTGCTTGCTACTATCCTGGCTATGCTGGTATTCGCTCATTAATGTGTTCAAATCATCATTCAAATACTGCACCTTGTTCGTGTCCATCTTGTTGCTCTCCGGATGCCATGACAACCAATAACCCACTTGTCCAACAAATACATCATGTGCAGTATCCATACGCTGTAATGCCGTTGCTCGTGTTCTAGCCTCCTCTAAATTATTAAATACACCCCTTACCTTTACACCACGTACACTCGTCTGGTAATTATTTTGTGCATCAAACTCATTTTGTAACCGCGAGCCATCCTTGAATTCATAATCTGCATAACGTTCCTTCCATTCCGGATATACTACCTCATTATATTTAAATACCCTTCGCATTCTCTTCTGCAAATCAACAACCGATGTCAACGGTACGGTATCATCATCTGTTGAGTCCAATATTTTACCTAGAAATTCCGTTAAAATCCTATTGTATTCTTGAATAACATGTTGATGGTAATGATAGAAAAACCATTGTTCCTTATTGACCAATACCTTTTCCGGGCTCAAAAAACTAATACATACATAATCTTGCCCCGGTAGTGGTGGATCTTCCTTCAATCTATCAACCTTAACATGCTTACTTTTATTTGTTGATGGATCAACTAAAGCACCTTTTTCACGAACTCCATCATTTCCACCATTATCATTACCACTACTTGCTACCTGTGCATTGGGTTTTTTAGTTTTTACTGCTTTCGGCTTAGTACCCTTTACAACCATTATATATCTATATAATTATTATAGTTATTATAATATATTTATGCTATCCGTTTATATGTATATGTATATGTATATGTATATCTATATGTATATGTATATGTATATGTATATGTATATCTGTATCTGTTATAACTTGTGTATAAATTATATGTATATCTGTTAGAACTTGTGTATAAATTATATGTATATTGGTGTTATGTATTGGTGTTATATATTGGGAGTTATGATAATTAATATTAAATAATAAACAATATACCTAGGCTAAGTTAAAAAAAAAATAATCAAATCATAAAAATCAAATCATAAAAATCAAATCATAAAAATCAAATCATAAAAATCAAATCATAAATAATATGTTATCTAGCTTATGTTATCTAGCTTATGTTATCTAGCTAATGCTATCTAGCTAATGCTATCTAGCTAATGCTATCTAGCTAATCTCATTCATATATAATATATAATTCACGGTTATAATGCTTTTGCTACAGTACTATTATTATGCGTTTGTTGCGCCCGTCCACTTGGGTCATAATTAACACCATTCCAATCCATTCGCGGTGTCCATTTCTGTACCGTCATATCCCAATTCTTACCCGGGTATAAATCCTCAAATATTGCCCTATAATAATACTCCTCCTTATTTACTGGTGTGTTAAACGGATACTTATACTTAGCCAACTCCAACATTATATCCGTCACGCTATTCTCCGCATTCAACTTCAACATATCTATCCATGCATAACCCACACCATCACTAAATTGCTCTTTTTGTCTCCATAAAATAGAATTCGGTAGCCACGGGTTTTCTCTGTCATTAAATGCCTCCCTCAATATCCATTTTTCCACCCCATTTGCCCTCATCAACTTAGATGGTACCTTATGTAAACCATAACTTACAAGTGCCTTATCCTCAAATGGTACACGGGCCTCCAATCCCCATGCCATTGTGCTCTTGTTTGCCCTCAGATTATCCGCATATTGTAAGTTTGCCAAACGTTGTCGGCGTTCTTCCTGATGCGATTTATTATCTGGGGCCTGTAGAAAATATAGATAACCACCAAATAATTCATCGCTGCCCTCACCTGACAATACCATTTTAATACCCATTGCCTTGATTTTACGTGCTAGCAAATACATTGGCGCACTAGCCCTAATTGTCGTTACGTCATATGTTTCTAAATGCCAAATCAAATCCCTAATCGCATTCTTTCCTTCCTCCACTGTAAACTTTAACGTGTGATGTTTAGTATCTAGAAATTCTGCCACCTTTTCCGCTGCTTCCAAATCCGGGCTGCCCTCTAAACCAATTGAAAATGTTGAAATACGACCAAAATCTTTCGGATTAATACCGTACTTAGATGGTATATGTCCGCTAGCAATTCTAGTAACAATACTTGCCACTAAACTACTATCTAGGCCACCACTTAGTAATACGCCAAATGGCACATCTGTCTGCATACGTTTGTCTACTGCATCTATCATATATTGTCTTACCATTGCACAATGATCAATACATATAGTGGCTAGGTTTGGCACTTTATTGTTATCCCAATCATTCTGGTCACATAAATTGTTATAATCCTCACTATCTTGTAACTTTTCTGCATCCAAATCGGTATAATATTTTACTGGCGTTGGTAATCCTCTAATAATAGAATTAATATACATGAAATGACCCGCAGGAAATAAGAACGGTGTAATATTACTGTCAAAACCCTTCATCTCACTTGAAATATGATATATACCACTTTGATTGAAACCATAATATAATGATGTAATGCCTAGCGGATCACGTGCAACTAGTGTTTTTTCTGTGCTTTCATCATATAGGACAAAACTATACATACCATCTAGCATACATAACATTGCGCATATACACTCATTATATTGTGTGTCGTAATCACTAAATTTAGTTATACCATGCACATATATCCTAGTATAATAAATATATAATGGGATAATAACTTCACAATCTGACCCCGTCATATACTCATATTTACCATACTCTTCTTCCTCCCACAATTTATCAATAGTTTTCTTCAATTCCTTATGGTTATATATCTCACCATTTACCGATAATACTATTTTTTTGCCGTGGTTGTCATATATTAATGGTTGGCCACCACTTTCAGGATCAATAATAGATAAACGATGGTGTGATATATATACTCGGTTATTTCTATACTCGCCTTCCCAATCCGGTCCCCTATGACGCAACATTTTTTGGTCTTTTTTTCCCAATATAACTGCATCATTATGCTCTTCTTCATTATAATTATTGGATTCTATTGGTTTTCCATCTCTACCTGTTACATCTATAGTATTACATGATATAATTGCATAAATTCCACACATTCTATGTTTTATAGGTTTATTTAGCGTTAATTATTTTTAATTGGCGTTAAATTTGTATATTAGTTTGTATATTAGTTTGTATATTAGTTTGTATATTAGTTTGTATATTAGTTAGTATATTAGTTAGTATATTAGTTAGTATATTAGTTTGTATATTAGTTAGTATATTAGTTAGTATATTAGTTAGTATATTAGTTAGTATATTAGTTAGTAAATGTAAAATATATAAGTTATTAGCTAGATTCAATTTTGTATATATTGCATATTTCAAATATCTTAAAATAGCTAAAATAGCTAAACAATTCAAACAAATTCAAACAAATACTAACTAGAGCCAATATGCGCCAATATACCAATATTATGCTAATATGATACTAATATGATACTAATATGATACTAATATATTTTAACTATATGTATCGTAAAACTGTAATTCACGTTGTCTATCTTTCATATCTATATTTTTATATTCATCACTTATTGCAGTTATAACATCATTCATCTTGGTAATATCATGATCTAGTACATATAATGGTGTAATTATATTTGGTACTTTTTCTTTCAATACTTCATCAGTAATCGCAATTATTTCATTATTAGTAACTTGTGCAATTGATGATAAATTTACTTCACCTCTGCGAAAATAATATCCTATATCATATAATGGTTGCGCAATTGGTAGTATTAGTGGTACTAATAACTTATAATTAAGTGTAGACTTAGCTAGCGATAAGTTATCATTTATTAATGTTTTAAGTGTATTTACTGCATTAATACCCGTCAATAATTTATCCAATGGCCTAATGAAATATAATTTTATAATAAACTTTTGTATAACGCGATATACTGTATCATCTAACTTTGATTCCGGATTCATAATTGTACCCTCTATCATTAGCATATGCGGTTGCACACTGCTATAATTTATTATCGGATTAACCATATTATATTGTTTACCTGATACTACCTCTCTAATTGTTAAAATTGATGGCAATACATTGCTATTGCTAGGAACATCTATATCATTATATTGCATATCTAATGTTATGTTTAAACCATTATCAGCATCTAGATAAAAATCATTCATTCTTTTTTCACCAGTTTGCTTACTTCCAATTTCTATTAAAAAATCTTTCTGTTTTTTTGTTAATTCTAATTCATTATCTATTGGATTAACAACACTAGAGAACGCTTCATGTTTTAGCAAATCTATTAGCTCTTGCTCATCCTCTGTATCTTCCGATAGGTTATCCCAAGACTCTCGAGACTTCCGAGACTTCCGAGACTTCCGTAACTCCTGTATCCTCTTGCGTAGCATTTCACGTCGAAAGTTCCGACGTTGCGTACCCGTTTTTTCGATAACAGTTGGACTGGGTACACTTACATTGGCTACCTCAGCTTCCGGTAACGCAATCTGGTTGGGTATATAGCCATTATTTACGAAACTTAACATAATAGAGTCATTCACTAATACATCTGTATCTGGATTTACAACATTACGCGTATTCAAATGTATTGTGTTCATCATACCAGTTTGACCATCTCTAGTATATGCACCTAATCTTATAAAATTCTTAACTACTTGGCTTATATCACCACTTTGTAATTCCTCAGTTATTGATGTAAAACCCTCCACATACTGTTTATTTTCTTCATCGTTGTCATTGATACCGACATTGATATTGTTATTGCCTGGTAAATTTACTAATTTTATTAAATGATGGCGAAATATTGTTATAACTATTAACACTCCAAGTAGTAATACCATAACCACAATTTCAATATCTATATCCATTTTAATAGGCATTGTTACCTTTATATTATTAGCTTTTGAAATATTATTATATATTGCGCTATATATTGCGCTATGTGTTGATTTGTATGTTAGATTTGTTATATTATTATATATGTATTTATATTTATACTTAGTTAGTTTGTTATATTATTATATTGAAGTTATATATTCTAGCTTAAGTATATTTTAATTATATTTTAAAGTATTTAAATTTTATACTAATATATCGTGTTATTTACATATAGTATTCATAATTTATTTAATAAGTATCTATCTATCTATATCTATATCTATATCTATATCTATATCTATATCTATATCTATATCTATATCTATATCTATATCTATATCTATATATATATATATATACATAGTTAATCAAACCACTATCATAAATCGTTGGCTTTGACTACATATACATGGCTCAATTGATATTCCATTATCATCTATTGTCAAACACATTGTGCCATCACTCTCCATAGACGTAATTATATAAAATGGATATGCATTAAGTGTATTATATTCAGGTATAGCATACATTTTGTGTTTTGGATGCAATACCCTATTAAATATTTCATTATTTCCTATTTTTATTACCCTAAACCTTTGGGTCCTTACACTAGGGTCATAGTCACAACCTGTAATATCTATATTTTGACCATCTTTACTAGCATCGTCTATATATTTTATACATGTACCTCGGCTCTTATCCATTACAATACTAAATCCTGTACTAGCGTCTAGCAAACTACCCACACCCCGCCATATTGTACTAAATACTACACCTGATGCCAAATGTCTAATACGGCGACCTTCCTTATCATCTGTATTACCCACTTTACTACTATCTTTTAATACACCTGTTGACTTACCTTCTTTAATAACTTCCTCTAGCCTATTTTTCAAGGTGTTTATTTCAGCATCTTGTAAAGCTTGCATAAACTCTATTTGTAATCCTTTGTTTATTTTACCTAATTCCTCTTTTTGTTTATTTAATAACTTTGTAGCTGTTACAGGAAATGCGGTATTCGCCCCACTATAATCGGGATATTTAATGCTTTGTGCCGAACTTATTTTATCTAATAATGCTCCGGTTTCGTATATTTGAGTTTTTGGTATTACATCTAATAATTCTGGGATATAATAATTATCTCCGACTGCATAAAATCCCTCCTTTTCAGATATATTGTCTGATAACTTATATTGGGCATTACGGCTCATTTCATTTGATTGATATATTGTAACTAATATTATGATAATAGCCAATAGTATAATTATACAATATTTCTGTTCCTTGAAATTTAACATTTTATTTTACGTTATTTAATCTTATTTTATATATCGATATTATGCTAATCTAAATTTAATTATTATTTGGCGAAATATAATATTTATAGTTAAATATATTAATACTTAGTATTATTATGGTTATAATTCTTAATATTTTATTATTTAGTATTTATTGTTTTCTATTTTATTATTTAGTTTATTGTTTTATATTAATACAATATTATCTAACCTTATACCAAAACCCATCAATACTTGCTAACACAATTATACAGTTATCTATAAACCCATAAACCCATAAACCCATAAACCCATAAACCCATAAACCCAATATAAACAATATGAGTACATCCGATAGTACATTTTTCAGACAAACACAGCTAGATAGTGATTTTACAAACTTTATTGGTTATTATATAGTTGAGCCGGGACAGTATCAGCATCTAGATGGTCAATATGTTGAACTTACACGTAATCAATTACGATTTATTATAGACAGCCCAACAAGTGGTAGTCATACTTTTTTATATTCAGTTAGTCGTATAAGATTTTTACAAGACCCAAATACAATGGCTAGGGCGAATGTTGTTGCTCTAACTATTACAAATGCTAGCCGGATACATAGTCAAGGTAATACACAAGCTAGTCATCAAGTTGAACAGCTCCTAGATGATATATTAGGTGTTCGTGCTCCAACAATTATGTACCTAACTTTTGATGAACAAAGCAATTACTATAGTCTTAAAAATCATAATTATGCTACCATTGCCGTATTACAACGTGTTGACTCACTTAATTAAGTAATTATGCTGTCTAGTATATCTAGCTATCTAACTTAATTATTAAAAATATAAAATACTATAACACTAAATATAATATAATATAACTATAATTATAATTATAATTATATACAACACTATAATTATAATTATAATTATAATAGTCTAGTATGGTTTATAATGTAAATGGTTTGTAACTATTGGTGATATATAAGGGGCATGTGGCATATTACGACCTGCGTTTTTAGATATAAAGTTTTCAATGCTTAGATCTAATGTTTCATCTTCATCATCTTCAAAATTAAATGTGGGTTGTTGTATTTCTTGTCTAGGTATTTTATTAGATATCTGCGTTTCTGCATCAGCATTCCCCAATAAAGCCGTTGAGTTATTTGCACCATGTGTTCCCAATATTGGCACCTCAAATGTATAGTCTCTTAAATTAGTTTCAACACTATTATTGTTATCAACCGGTATTGTTATTCTTTCACCTGTTATTGGATCTATCATTTTAACATTTGCTAGCTCAACGTTGGGATTAGCCTCCTGCTCTTGCACTTGCTCCTGCACCTGCTCTTGCACTTTCTCAGGTTCAGGTTCAGGTTCAGGTTCCGGCTCAGGAGGTACAAATTTAGATAGTTTTACGAGCTGTTCTAAATTATTATATTTAGGATATAATACAATAGCACCAATATAGCCCGGTCCAAATGCATGACTAGGGTTGGGCGATGGTTTGGCTGAATGCCCAAATATCATGTTTTTCATTGTTAGTCCGATAGATATAACTTCTTGTGGAAATTCATTAACTTGTATATATAATTCTCTCCTAGACTCATTATATGATAATGCTAAATATCCGGCATTATGTATCAATTGCACTTCTATATCGGGACTGTCTGAATTTGTAGCTATTATTAATTTACCATTGTCATTTACATATATGTCCAATTCTCCTACAATGTCTGATGATTGTAATATAACCCGTTTTAGTTTACGACTACTTATTAGCGAATCTAGCAAGAAATATAATGTCATTGACCAACTACTAATATTTATCCCCGGAAACATATTAGTATAATGGATATAATGGCCATCGGTGCCACTAAACCTAAAGACTTTATTACCTATCTTGTCAAATGTAATTTGGTTTTTACGAGTGTCGGGTAATGTGAATATACTAATAGGTTGTAAATTCATGGGTTGCTTTGTGTCACGTGTTGGCACAATTCCAACAAATTTAATTCCACGATTTGGCGTGGGTGGTGTGGTTGTCATATCCATACCTAGTGGAATTTGATATATAGGGGTAGGTAGTAGTTCTAGATTTTTAAATTTATTTGCAAATAAACTATTCAATTCATCAACATTGTCTATTTTAACTTTATATGGAGGCATTTGGTTTAAACGTCTAGTATTCTCATCTATATTCCTTGTATGTTGTATACTTATTTTATTTGCGTCGGCTATCTTCACCTGTTGATCTGCTAGATATTTCACATATGCTTCTTTTCTTAGTTTCATTTCTTCAATAGTTTGTTGTTCAATAAAATTGTCATTAATAGTAGTTTGTTGATGTGTTGATTGATTGCCCATATTTTTGTTATATATATTTATATGTTTATTTATATGTTTTTTATATATTTTTTATATATTTTTTATATATTTTTTATATATTTTTTATATGTTTATTTATATATTTTTTATATATTTTTTATATATTTATAATTTGTTAACTATATATATATAAATATAAATATAAATATAGTTAACTTTGTTGAAATTATTTATTGAAATTATATATGGTTGGTTATATATGGTTGTTTATATATGGTTGGTTATATATGGTTGTTTATGTAAGGTTATTTATATATTAACTTTATTTACTATTTACTATTTATATTAATTGCTATTAACTTTAAGTAGTATTTAATATTTACTATTTACTATTTATTTAAATTATGTATAGTTATTTATGTATATATATAATAATATATATATATATATATATATTATTCTTTTTTACCCCCTGTATACATTATATATGCTAGCACATAATATGGTAATTTTGGTAATATAATTGGTGCTTCATTAGTAACATTTTTTTTAGTTGGATCATTTCTATCCTTCGGAACTGGATACTCGGCAACGACTCCATGATACAGAGCACTTATTTGATGGATCCAAGTACCACTTCCACTTTTAGCATCACGTATACCAATTGCCTTTTTACCAGGCTCATTTTCATATGATCTAAAACCAGTAATTTTATGGTCATGTTCTGGTAAATTATTTGTAGTTAAGCTAACTGTCATATCATCCTTAAGATAATTAGGTACTTGTCCACCAACGGTATTTACAAGTTCATCAGTACCAGCTAATACAAATTTACCAGTTAATCTGGGTGTACCATTCTTACCATTGCATAATACCCAATTTTTTGGTGGTATAGTACCACTCCACATACATATTAACCCATTTGGAATAGCATTCGGTAATGCCTCTGTTAATTTTGTTGGTGTTAAAAATGTATCAGTTAATTGATCAACTGGCATTACGCTTTGAATTGTTGTAATATTATCAGTATTTATAGGTGCACCACTGCCTTCATTAAATCCTTCAGTTGTTTTGTTATGGTTTTTATACATTACAACAGATATCACAATTACTGTTATAATAGATATCAGTAATAATCCAATCCATAGGATAGTTGTAGCCATGTTATTATTATTTTAGATGTCCTATAGCTAGCTAATGTTTTGTAATTCTACTTATTTGGAAGTATTACTTATACTATTTACTATATTTTACTATGTTATATTTACTATATTATATTATTTTTACTTATTATTTATTATGTATTATTATTAACTATAACTTATAAAATATAAAATATAAAATTAATGTCTAGCTCTAGCTATACAAAATACAAAATATAGCAAAATATAGCAAAATATAGCAAAATATAGTAAAATATAGTAAAATATAGTAAGATATAGTAAAATATATAAGACATAAAATAAAATATATTATATTATGTTTTATATATTATCACATGAATCAGTATAATATCTAGATTGTTCTAGTAATATATGCTCTCGCATCTTTGGACTCAAATATGCCTTATCTGGTTCATTAGTATTTTGTGGTGTTGTAGCTTTGCTATTATTGGGAGTATTGGTATTATTTTGGTTTGCTATGACATTACCAGATGGTGTTACTTGATCTATCGTAACTGTTGCACCGGCTATCAAAAATATTGCGAGTAGCATAAACACTAGTACTGCTATTGTTACAGGATCTATATCTATTGATAGGAAACGCATTATGCTAGCTATATAAATATATGTGTAATTATGTGTTATGGTTTATGTGTTATGGTTTATGTGTTATGGTTTATGTGTTATGGTTTATGTGTTATGGTTTATATATTATGGTTTATATATTATGGTTTATATATATTATGGTTATGTATTGATCTTTTATATTTATGGTTATGTATTTATATATATTTTAATATTATACTTATTGCTATATATAGTATATAATTTTCACAATTTTCATAATTTTCATAAATTTAATATAGATATTATAAATGTAAATATACTATTATATTTTTAATTATTTAATTCTATATCTTGGTTTTAAATTAAATTTAGTCGTGGCTTCTGATAATTTGGATAACATTTCTGCGGCAAAAGTCATATGTTGCTTATCACCGACATTACTAGGTGACCCATCAATATTAGTTGAAGTTGCATTTCTAAACCGTTGATCAGCTAGATAAGCATTAGCAAAAAAACTTATTTCATATATCTTGTTAAATAAACCCTTTATATTTATATAAGGTGGGAATATACGTACATATTTAGGCATTACTTGATATCTTAAATAGGATTCCATTGCCTGTTCATCTCCTGTGAAATATTGTAATAAGTTAGTCCCAACGCTAAATTGTCTACCTTCTTCTGTATATTTTACTTGATTCATAATTTCAATTATCTCTTGTAATGCTTGTTTCAATTCACCCGATGTAATTGGTTCATCAGGTGGTTTGTTTGTTAATCTAGCTAAATATGGGCCTAATTCATCATTGCCACCTATTAACATGTATCTTCTATGTGTGTTTTTTGTATTACTATTTTTTTTATTGTTATATAGGTGTTTATGTTTATTATTAATTTTACGCTTTTTGGTAAACTTAATTTTATTATATTTTTTATGTTGGCTTTTGTTCTTTTTTGTTGTTATCATTTTTATGTATGATGATTTATGATCTATATATTTATTAGTATGTAGTATGTTTTTTATTTTAGTATATACTATATATTTACTAATATGCCTTACTAATATGATTTGGTAATATATCTACCAATATACCCTACTAATATGATTTGGTAATATGCCTTAATTTCTATATTTTACAAATTTAAATTATAAAAAATAATTATTGTAAAAGTGAAAATTGATTTTTATAACTTAACTAACTCCATATACTTGTAATAATCACACCTATATAACACTGTACTATACTACAATACACTATACTACACTATACTATACTATAATATACTACATCACATTACATTATAACTATTGTTATTATATATATCTCATATCTCATATCTCATATCTCATATCTCATATCTCATATCTCATATCTCATATCTCATATCTCATATCTCATATCTCATATCTCATATCTTATATATTTCATATATTTCATATATCATATCTCATATCTCATATCTCATATCTCATATAACCTTTAAATAATGGTTGACAAACAAACCAAATCTAGCACTAGTGCTAAACCCAATAAAAACAATCTAGAACATAAATACCAAAGTATGACCCAATATGAACACGTTGTTAAACGTCCTGATACTTATATTGGTAGTATTAGCCGTAATCGTATGCCATGTCATATTGCCATAAATACGGCTAATGGTCAACCATTAGATGAAAATACCGCAACCAATATTAGCCCTATTTCGGCCGGTATTCGTGTTAAACCAGTAGATACTAGTAATGGGTTAGAAAAGATATTTGATGAAATTATTGTTAATGCTAACGATAATAAAAATCGTATGGATAGCGATATTGTCAAATATACTGCAAATAATGGTAAGGATCCCCGTACCGGTGAAAAAATACCCAAACCAATGCCGATGACATACTTAAAGGTTAATTTTCACAAATATAGTGATGATAAACAACCAGAAAAATGGGCTATTAGTGTAGAAAATGATGGAAATGGAATTGATGTGGCTATTCATCCTAAAGAAAAAGTATATATTCCACAGATGATTTTTGGAAAGTTGTTAACTAGTGGTAATTATGATGATGAAGAAGAGAAAATTACGGGCGGTAAAAATGGATATGGTGCCAAACTTACTAATATTTTCAGTGATTACTTTTGTATAGAAACAGTTGACCATACACGTAAAATGTACTATAAACAAATATATCGTAATCGGATGCTAGATGTTAGCGAACCTGAAATTACTGAAAATTATACTGGTAAACCTTATACACGTATTACTTTCATTCCACGATATGAGGTATTTGATGGTATGACTGATTTAACAGATGATGTCAAAGCGTTATTCATAAAGCGTATTTATGATATGGTATTTTGTAGCCAAGGCCAAATTAAAGTTTATGTTAATAATAAATTATTGCCCATATACAAAAATGCTAAAAAATCAGAAGAGTTTATTAAACGCTATATTGCCATGTATATGAACCCCCATGACTATCTAGACCCTCGCCAAAATAATGATGATGATGATGACGACGATAATAATGATGGTGATAGCACTAATAGTGCTGATGGTAATGCAGATGATAGTACGAGTAGTGCTGACGGTGATGCAGATGATAGCACTAGTAATGCTGATGATGATAATGACAACGATGAAGGTAAAAGTAATACTAGTGAAGCTAGCAGTACTAAGGGTAGTAAAAAACATGGTGTCAAAGGTAGTGCCAAAAGTAGTACTAAGAGTAATAACATTGATAAAGAAGAAGATGATTATAACCAAATATTGTCACAGATTGCGTTTTGTTCTAGTAAAGATAGGTGGCAAATTGGCGCATGCATGAGTACCGATTACCAATTTCACCAAGTAAGTTTTGTTAATGGTATTCATACGACAAAGGGTGGCAAGCATGTGGATTATGTATTGCGCGAGATAACAAAGCTAGTGACTAAATATATAAAGATGAAGAAACATTTAGTTGTACGCGAATCATTAATTCGTGATAATATTTCCATCTTCATCAACTCTATTATTGTTAATCCTAACTTTGATAGTCAAAGTAAAGACACATTAACATCCAATAGCAAAGATTTTGGTAGTCTTCCTAAAATAAGCGATGAGTTTATTGCTACTCTAGTTAGTAATACTGGTATTATTGACCGTATTTTATCACAGAATGAATTTCAGGATAACCAAGCTTTGAAAAAGACAGATGGCAAAAAGAATAAACGTCTTAATATAGAGAAACTGATAGATGCCGATAAAGCCGGTACCAAATTTAGCAAACAATGTACCCTAATCTTGACTGAAGGAGATTCAGCCAAAGCATCCGCCGTTGCCGGTATCAGCTCTGTTGATAAAGGTAATGAATATTATGGTGTTTATCCACTTAGGGGTAAATTGATGAATACCCGGGAATCAGCATCTAGAAAAATTGCATCAAATAAGGAAATTAGTGATATGAAACAGATTTTAGGTCTCAAGGAATCAGTAACGTATACCAATGAAAATTTGAATGAATTGCGATATGGTCGTATTATGATTATGACAGATCAAGATGTTGATGGCAGCCACATTAAAGGACTATTGATAAATTGGTTGTCTAGCCACTATCCTAGCCTACTAAAGGTAGATGGCTTTATTACATCGCTAATGACACCTATTGTAAAGGTATGGTCAAAGACAGGTAATCAACGTGATGCTAAGAAAAATTCTAAAAAGTTTTATAGTATACCTGATTATGAAACATGGGTGGCGGCTCAACCTAGTACATGGACTAGTAAATGGCATGTAAAGTATTATAAGGGGTTGGGGACCAGTGATAATGCGGAATCACGTGAATACTTCCAAGATAATAAACTAGTTGTATATAAATGGGATAACCATTGTCTAGATAACTTTGATAAGGCATTTAACAAAGGCCGTGCCAATGATCGCAAGGATTGGTTGACAATATATGATAGACAAGAACTAGATGTTGCAAATACATTAACTATGTCACTTAGTGAATTTATTGATAATGAACTTATTGAATTTAGTATGTATGATAACCATCGTAGTATACCACATGTTATGGATGGCCTCAAACCATCCCAACGTAAAATTATTTACAGTTGTTTTAAACGTAATCTAACCGGTGAAATTAAAGTTTCTCAACTTGCCGGTTATGTTGCCGAACATAGTGCCTATCACCATGGTGAAACTAGTTTGAATGGCACTATTGTTGGCCTATCACAAGATTTTGTTGGTACTAATAATATTAATCTATTACAACCCATTGGTCAATTTGGTTCTCGTCTAGCTGGTGGTAAAGATAATGCCGCAACTAGGTATATCTTTACTAGCTTTAACCCTGTTATTCATTCCCTATTCTCATCTTTTGATAATGACCTACTTAAGTATGTTGAGGATGATGGCGAACTAGTTGAACCTGAGTATTATGCACCTATTATCCCTCTAGCACTAGTTAATGGACTAGATGGTATTGGTACGGGATGGTCTACTAATCAACCCCAATATAATCCACTAGATTTGGTATATAATCTACGGGCCATGATATGTAATAATGGCAAACGATTGCGGGAATTGCGACCATGGTACCGTGGTTACAAGGCTAATTATTTGATTGAACATGGTACAGATAACAAAGGTTGGGTAAGCCGTGGATTATATAATATTTTGAGTTCAACACAGGTGGAAATTGTGGAATTACCAATTGGTATTTGGTCAGATAACTATAAGGAAAAGTACCTGGAACCACGGGCTGGTAATGGCAAAACCGATATATTGAGGGAAATTAGTTGCCCTCATAAACCACCATTTGTCAGATTTGTTTTAACATTTGCACCAGGTGTATTAAATCCATTGTTGAAGGCTAAAGCTAAAAATGGTTATAGTGAATTTGAAAATATGTTTAAGTTAGTTAGCCGTATTCCAACAAATGCTACTATCCCACTATTTAAACCGGATGGTAAACTACACGTATTCCGCAATGTTAAAGAAATGATTGATTGTTACTATAAAGAACGTATGAATATATATAATGCGCGTCGTGAACATCTGCTTAATAAATGGGCTGAGCAACTAAGCCGTATTGATAGCCGTGTTAGGTTTATTACGGATGTTATTGAATCTCGGTTGCGTGTTAATAATCGTCCTAAAACTGAAATTCTAGACTACTTATTGTCCAATAAATTTGCACCCGTTGTCACTATTCCTGGTGATATTAAAAAGCATATCAAACCATACCAATGTGTCATGCCATTTGATACACTAACAAAAGAACAACTAAAAGAAGTTAATTATAATTTGTCTAACGCTTATGATTATTTGTTGAAATTACCCATTTATAACCTCACTAAAGAAAAAGTTGAAAAACTGCTATCTGAAAGGGCCGATATGGAAGTGCGTATTACCGATCTTAACACTAAAACTAGTGGCGATATTTGGCTTGAAGAACTTAATACATTTGAAATAGAATATAATAAAATGTATAAGGAATGGCTGCGTGATAATGGTATTAGCAAAAAAGATCTAGAACCATATAGTATTACTACTCCCGTTGCTTCAGTATCTGATATCAATGAAGAACCACCACAACATGATGCCTCAGCTAGACGTTCTAAAACTAGTGCTAAAACTCGCACCAAATCATCTAAAAATAAAAAATCCACTGATATGGTAAGCGCACCTACATCTGCTATAACTATCATTACTAATAATAAGCTAGGTTAAGCAGCTATAGTTATGATGTGGTTGATATCATATGTTGGGTGCGTATACTATCTAGAGTTAAAGTATTGACTCTAAAAAATAATTGTGTTTGGAGATTTACATTTATAAGTTTGCCAATATTATCATTACTTGAATTATTATTTATATTAGTACGTGTTACTAAATCAATAAAATAATTTTCTTTTTCCCATATTCCACTTGTTTGCGAATAATAACCTGGTACCAATATACTAATTGTATTATTTAATTCAGTACTTCCGTTGGTTTTACTAACTAGCTGCACAATATGCCCCTCACTCCTATTCATAAATTCACTAAAATATGTTATTTCCCCATATCCCAACCCTGCTTCCCTAAATGTCCAACCACGTATTTTAATAGTATCTCCCACCTGATAAAAATCGCTTGTAAAATAATCGCTTGTAACTATATCTAGATACTTATTTTTACTATTTGCATCTACACCATCATAATATATACCTTGTATTTTAAGAACATCACCATATCCGACGTCGTTACTAGCTAGCCCGGTTACTGACTTATTATTTATTTTTTCACCATCTGATTTATTTATAGAAATAATCATATTATTTAATGTGGCACGTGGTGTTCTATATACTTTTGTATGATTATTTATATTTACGAACTCTAGATATGTAACGTTCTGAAAACCTAGCGGTATTGGAATTTTAGATACCATTTGTGCCATGGATGCTTTTAAATTTCTATTGCTACCATATGTTGTATCATCAATACCATCAATACCCAATGTTAAAAAAGGCTGATTTGTATGCCTATATCCTGTTATGCTTGCACGATTTGGTGCCGTTATATTATCACATGTTATTGATACTATATTATCTAGTCTATCATCTATACCCGCATTAATTAACTCACCACTATTTTTCTTACTACCTCCTCCTATACTAATTTTGAAGTTATATGGCGATTCATCTAATCTATTATACCAATCCCTATCCACACTATCTATAACCACATATCTTGTTATAACATCCACCTTTAATGGTTGGTTATTATCACTTGTATTCCTACCACCCTCACCTTGACCACCTTCAACCCTACCATTGTTGTCCCCTAACAATTGACCCATGCTATCATCTAGAAAATAGTTAGCGGATCCGGATCGCATTGTTTCTGGATCAACCGGTTGATTATACCCCATTTGGCTCATTCTATTAATATATTTTGCACTTTGTGTCATAGATTGTGGTTGAATAGACCCATGTTGTTGGCCACCAGTGCCGTTAACTGTAATACCGTTATATAGGTCACCTCCGGGCATTGATCCATGTTCTAGGTGGAAAGGCTCACCGGTATATTGACTATAGTTATTGTAGTTATTATGTGTATTGTGGTTTGTGTAATTTTCCATATTTAATTTTATAGTATGGTATTTATTATTTATTAAGTGCTTCTATAAGTTTATATTCTGGTTATATCTAGTTATATCTAATTTATTGTTATTAGTATCTAGCGTGATGTGTTATATCTAATTTATTGTTATTAGTAGCTAGCGTGTTATGTTATATATTGTATTCATAAACTAAATTAAAAATAACATAAAAAATATACAACACATTATTTATATAGCTGTGTATCGCTGTGTATATCTAGCTACTAGCGTCTATAAAAAACAATACTATTGCGACCATTATTAACAATATACCAACCGGTATCATATTATTATCTTTAGTTAATGACTCAATACTGCCATCAACAATATCATCTCCAATTAAACTACGTATTTGTGATATACTATAACGTGCGAACCCAGGCAAGGATTGAACTAATCCATCTAGATACTGTTCTGTGTTATTGTCTTTGTTTTTGTTTGTATTGTTATTTGACATATTCTGTCTGTTATTAGATATTTCAATATTTTTAATTTTAATATTATTTTTATTACCACTACCACTACTCATCCTATTTATAACTTTGGGTTTTATAATAGGATTTGTACTATTGTTGGTACTATTGTTGGTACTATTGTTGGTATTGCTAGATATATCATCAAACCCTTCCACTATATTATTAGTATTATTAGTATTATTAGTATTATTAGTATTATTAGTATTATTAGTATTATTAGTATTATTAGTATTATTAGTATTATTAGCTTTATTTTTATTTATAAGTACTGAAGGGTGTATAATTGGTGCACCCATACTTATATTATCATTACTTTGATAGTCATTAACACTACTAGCATTAGTTAAATATGTACCTATATTATTACTTTGTGTACCAAAACGATTAGTAGCTCCACATACACGTGTATTTTTGGTAGAACATACAGATGTAGTTATTGGTTTACTGACAGAAAAGTTTTCAGCAATATTAATAGCCGATGATTCTAACATACTTAATGCCCTAATTGGATCAATCGCCGTGCTTATTTGTCGTTTTTGGTCAGCTGCTAAATAATCTTGGTAAGATTTTGCATACATTTCCGCCATATCTAATTCTTTAGCTGCTGCTAATCCACTAGTTCCACCACCACCAATGCCATTATCATTATCTAGACCACGTACCGGCTGGCTAGATGTTATTATTTCACTAAGCATAGACATATCTGATATATCACGATTAGCCATAGGTTGAATCATATTAGTAGACAATGTTTGGTATTGTTCACGTAATCTAGCACGTGATTCATTAGTTGTGGCTAATGCTACTAATATAAATAGCAAAATACGTTGTTTGGTTGTGCTTAGATTCACCGGTATTCTAGCCATTTCGCTAATTTCAATAGGCAATGCCTCACATACATCCGTATATATGTTTTCGTATTCACTTCTGAATAAAGATGCTAACCTATCTTTAAATTCAGAAGATACAGGTTGTAACAAATCACGGCGGAACCCACCACCTAATAATGCCTTACGTGCCTGTTGTCTATCTATAACATTGGAATTATTGGAATTAGCATTATTGGAGTCATAATTATTATTAGTTGTCATAATAAGGCGTTCTAAATCAGGTATTAATCGATTATCTACAAAATCGGTAATTAATTTGGTAAATCGGCTATATAGCCATATTTCTATGTCTGATTTAATAGAATCTTCTATACCAGGTACAGCACGTTGATATATAATATTAATGGCTTCAAACATATCGGATGTGGCTAGCTCTAATCTACGATCTAGATTAACTATATAGTTATTTATTACAGTAATTGGAATTAAACCAGAAAAGGTAGTTTTAAATACCATTGTTAGTGCAGAATTATTCATTTGATGTTTTTTTTTATTGTTATTAGTTTGGTTTTCAGTATTTTGGTTTTGCACGGTTTTGCATTTTTCTGATACTTTTTTAATAACTTCGGATTCATAATTTCTAAATTGTTCTATTGCTACTTGACGTTTAGTGTGTTTTGTTTTTTTAGCAGTACTAGCACTCACACTAGCACTAGCACCTACATTATTGATATCACTACTAGTATGATTATTTTGTGTGCGCATAATATATGCTATTAATGCTATCAATAACAATATATATAGTACAATATATCTATTCAACATATTAATTAGTTTTAGGATTTATAGTATATATATATATATATAGATCTACTGTGTTACGTATAGTATGATTTATTATATATACTTTTTATGTTATATATATATTAGTATATATTAGTATATATTAGTATATATTAGTATATATTAGTATATATTAGTATATATTAGTATATATTAGTATATATATATGGTAGTTATGTGGTATTTTCTATGTATGTTGTATTTATATAATACCATTCACAAAATAAGTGCTAGACATAACACGCTATCTAGATATGTTGTATTATATAAAGCAATATACGTTGGATGTTAATAATATAATACGTAGTTATAACATAAATACATAAACTGTTACAATAAAAAATAAAATAATAAAACTAAAATAATATAAACTTGATTAAATAAATATTAAATAAATATAAACATAATCTAGCACCCCATACATAATAATAATACACTATATTAATACATTATATTAATAAACGATAAATAGGTAATATATACACATAAAACATAAAACATAAAACATAAAACATAAAATATAAAACATAAAACATAAAACATAAAACATAAAACATAAAACATAGCGCAAACTTTCAAAACAAATAATAATGAATAATTTTAATCAATATACTGCTCCGTATACAAACCCATATGCAAATGCAATGCCAAATCCATCCCAACGTGGTAATGCTCCAACATCAACTTTATCAACTAGTGGTGGTGCAGCAGCAGCTTATGGTGTTAGTAATAGTGATTTATTCAATCAATATAACACCCCTATGGATACGGACTATGGTACAAATGGTAGGGTATATATTGATTTAGACACTTCAGCTAAGCGTTATGATTTATACCAAGGTAGTGGTTCTAGTAGACCAGATGACAGTAATTTTGCCAGTACTTTGAGATATGTACAAGAATCAACGCCATTAAGTCAAGCTTATTTTACTAAAGCCAATGTAGACCGTTTACATCAAGATATACGAACTGTTGTTATGCAAGTAACAAATGCTGATAATGATCCCATATTGAATGGACATAAACCAATTATAATAGGTCGTCAGGACGATAACCAAATTGAAACAATAATGCGCAGTATATATCTACAATATGCCAAGCATTTGGACTATAATTTAGAAGGTCAAATTAAAGAATTAAATGATATTGTTATACGCGAGGCTGTCCCTAATATTATAACAAATTTGAAACAATATATTGGATATGTGAGAGATGCTAGCCATTTACCAACACCAATTGACCAGCCTATTAATACATCTAGTCGCGGCGAAAAATCATATTCATTATTATTCGTATAGATATACAAATGACATAAAATAATATATATATATATATATATATTGTGACATGATGTTATGTGATATTATATATAATGTGATATGGTCTTTATGTAACATGATTATTATGCGCTATTTTTTTCGATTATAGGTGCAGGTCCATTTTCATAATCGGGTATTATTGGGTTATAATTGGGATCGGCATTAATAGTTGGTCCGGTAACAACATCGGTTTCAGAAAACATGGTTTTGAAGGTATCCATTTTATCAAATATACCTTCTAGTTGCTCCATACTGTTTCGAATAAATAATATAAATTTAACAATTTCTTTAACGGTTGTTTCATTTAGGTCACCTAGATTAATTAACACTTCCGATTTTTTAATTGTATAGTTTTCATGATTTTTATTTATTATCTCAAATATTTCACTTAGGACGTCTTCCGGTAGGGTTTTAATATTTTTTTCAATAAATTGCAATGTTTTAACACTGCCTGGTTTATATAATTTTTCAAATTGTGCCTCTGCTTTTTTATATGTTTCTGTTGTATCCATAGTTATAATATTGTCTTCAATTATCATTCTTTCGAATTCTTTTTTACTGTTCTGTGCATATTTGACTATAAATTTATGTATAAAATTCAAGGTATAATTATATCCCTTGTTGTATATTTTTGCAAAATCATTCTCTATTTCTATATTACTTAATAACATCGTATATGTATATGTATATGTATATGTATATGTATATGTATATGTATATATGATATTCTATATAATATTAGTTTAGTGTTATAACTATTTACCATATAACTTATAATTGATTACATGTGGTTTAACCGCATATTAATATATAATAATACATAATATACATAATATACAAAATATACACAATATACATAATAATATATATTAATATATAATAATACATAATTATATAATTCGTATTACAATGTCATTAAATTACGGGTCTAGCAGCCCAATACCTAAGAGAGCTAAAACGTTAAATACATATGTGTATACAAATACAAATATAAATACAAATACAAATACAAATACAAATACAAATACAAATACAAATACAAATACATATAATGTTGATAGTGAACACATAATATCAAAACAGGATCTAATAAATGTAACAAATAATATGGTATATATGAATAATAATATTGAGAGCCTTATTGAAGTTAATAATAGTCTAGTGTCCTCAGTACAAAAATTACAAGATGATAATTCAAAAATATGCGCATCCATATCTTCTCTAGAAGAAAGTATATCATCTATTAATAATACACTGTTACTTATTTCAGATATTCTAGAATATTATGGTTTAATAATTCCAAAGTAAAATATGATACAACAAATCAACATATAATCAACATATAATTACGATAACTACAATAATTATAATAACAATAATAATAATAATAATAATAATAATAATAAATGTTGTAATATAGTATTTAGTAGTATTTAATACTATTTAATACTATTTTATAGAAAATTGCATTTTAATTTTAGATTTAGCACATATATTAGCATATATATAATTAATTCGCTATAATATCATATTTCATATATCATATATTATATATCATCAAAAGATCATATATAATTATTAACCTTTATATAGTCAATCTAGATTAAATAGATTAGATATAGTATATACAATTAAAGTATTATTAGTTATTATTTTATAAGTATATAGAATTTTAATCCCGATCATAAAAAATGATATCTAGACAATTCATTGCATCTAAATTGTCAGCAGACACTAATTTCCCAATAATACCCCTACCTGTTAGTAAATATACGCAACCAACCACCCAAATAATGATGCAAATTGATAGGCAATGCATTAATGGTATACGACAAGAATTATCCGATTATACATCACTTCCAGATGTTATTGGCCAACTTCCAGATGAAATACTACAACAATGGTTGCGTAAACGTCAACAATCTAAAGATACAAGTGATAACAGTAATTACGCCAATAATCAACAATATCAACAACAATCACAATCACAAAATAATGGCATACATACTTATAGTAATAATAACAATAACAGTCATACTAATAATAGGCATAACAGTAATGATATGCGGCATAATGGTGGTATTTCAGCATCATCTATATTATCAACTATGAATATGAATATTTATGGTAGTGGGACTGGTAGTGGGACTGGTAGTCTTCAATCTATTTTCTCAAATCAAAATATATTAGGCAATAACACAATGCCTCCACAACAAACATATGGTGTGTATCTTAACTTTCGTGAAAACGAAAATATCCCAATACCTGATTTAATGAAACAGCTTTTTACCAATAATATAGAGCAGCAACAAGGTATGTTATATGGTATGCGTAATCCGGATAGTTTGTATAAATGTTTATTATTGCTGAACGATGCAGTATATATTATGAATACCAAATATAAGCGGGACCAAGATATAATGACTCTTAAAACCACAATATCTAATTCTGCTAAACAAAATTTTGAGGATCTTAAGTATGACAAATATTTGACAAAACCACCTGGTTCGGCCAATAGGCTAGCTAATGCTATTTTAAAAGAAAACCATAGTGGTCCTGATGTGCTACAATATTTTGCTGATCATTATAATAAACCATTCTTTGTTATAGATATCGCCGACCGTAAATTATGGCATTATAAATGTTTATCGGTATCCGAAACCGATAATAACACCGGCTATGTATTGCTAGATTATCAAGGATGTTATTTGCCATTTTATCATGCCGCCACCTATCATCAAGTTACTATAACTCCTGATATAATAAAGGCTGCCGGCTATTATGATGTAAATACTCAAAACTCATTTTATAATTCTATAACAACACCAATCGCATCCATATCTACTCAGCCACCCAATTTTAGCAATTCACCCAACACATATAATACACATAATAATGGTAATAACACAGATCATACCAACTATGGTGTTAAACATAATACCAATTTTATGGCAAATAAAGTGCACGATCTAACAGTTGATACTAGTTCTGCTATCGATAGTGATATTACTAAAGATAATGCTAAAGCTAAAGATGAGGCTAAGGCTAACAGTGTGGATAAGACTAATAGCGTGGATAAGACTAATAGCGTGGATAAGATTGATGTTAAAAACGAGTCTAATAGCGTGGATAGTAATAAGTATATAGGGAATGGGTCAAATATAGTATTAGATGTAATTAGTAAGGAGAAATTGGGTGTACTTCAAGATAAGGCTATACAAATGGGGTTAGATATTAAAAAAGTAAGTGATAAGAATCCTAGTAAATCTGTAAATAAATTAAAAGCAGAATTATGGAATGAGATAGCAGCACATCTAGAAGCTAAAACAAAATAGATAGCTAATGTAATATTGTATTTATATACTTTTTATGTATTTTTGTTTTTTATATATTTGTATATTTGTATATTTGTATATTTGTATATTTGTATATTTGTATATTTGTATATTTTTTTTAATAATTTTCTAACTTAGAAAAGTACAACCTATATAGAATATAAATAAATAACAGTAAAGTTATAAATAGCATACCTAGACAAATAAGTATAAAGTTATAAATAGCATACCTATCTAAAAACATAACTAGACTAACTAGATTAAATAAGTAGCTTAGAATAGATTAGTAGAATAACAAAATGCCAATAAAGCTTAATAAGGAGAAACATGAAAAAGACAGTATCAAACTATTATTAAAACAGGCAGTATTAAACCCAAGTTATGAATTAGAATGTATTATTGGTGGTAATGCAAGACTAGGTAGTACTATAGAACATGACCAATTTAATAGAATACTATCTAGAATACGTGATAAGAAAGAATATGATAGCAAGGCATCTCGTGATAAATTAATGATATGTTTCCCGACAGACAGTAAATATAGTGATATACGTGTTGTAGTGACAGGATACCACAGCATTAATAAATATTGTCGAACTGAAAAACTAGATAGCATATTAGATAATGTTATATTCCAAACAAAAAGAAAAGCCCCAGAAAAAGTATCGCGTATCCCAGTACCTAACTATAATATTAGGTTTAATCTTAAATTGGAAGAAGTCCTAGATATTGATAATGGATTAGTACGTGAATTATTGCGCGATTGGCCAAATGTACTCAAGATATTTCGTTATAAACAAGAACTACGCCATGTTTCACCGGATAATGAATTTGCGGTTGATTGTTCTATAGTACGCACTAGTGCATTTGAGGACCGTGAAATTAGTATTAAAGAAGTATTGGCTAGGGACTTAATGCGAAATGTTATTAAACCAAGTAGTGAAAAGACCGGGTTTGGTGATTGGTGGCGTAAGATTAGTGCAGACAAGTCAACATTAGTTAGGGTACGTGGTGTAAATATATATCATAAATCAGTAAAAGATAGCCAATTATTCGAGAGTGTATTTTTTTATGAGGTAGAGGTGGAATATTTAGGTAATCAACAACCTGGGACCAAAAAGACATTTATGGAATTCAAAGCAGATGAAAAGGATAAATATATTAACAAGTTATTTGGGGGTATATTTGGACATATTGGTTTAGTATTACAATGTGTACAAGATAGTTTCCACATAATGAGTTCTAGCGATATTATATCAATAACTAATGCATTTAGTAAATTGACTGGCGTGCCTAGAGGAATTGACAAGTTATTTTTCGGACCATTACCGGTGGATTTGGATAGAAATAATATGATCCGTTTGCCTAATTATGATGATATGAGCCGTGTTTATGGAGGTGGGAATATATTACTAGATTATTGTGTATGTGACAAAATTGATGGTATGCGTTATTTATTGTATCTAGATAAGGATGGTAATACTTATTTAATTGGTAGGGATAGCGCAGTTATTATTAAGGATATGGGATTATGTATACCAGCATTTGCAAATAGTGTATTTGATGGTGAATTTGTTGCAAATGATAAGGATGGCGAATTTATAAACCGATTCTATATATTTGATGCATTTTTTATTAGAGGAGAGAGCCTAATGCGGTACCCATTTGGTAGACCAGATACCGAAACTGGTCGTTTATATCATGTTAAAAGGCTAGCAGAAAGATATGATAACGGTGATGGTGTAATGCATGCCTCGGGTGTATCTAGTAAATATGCATTTAAGTTAGCAGCACAAACGTATATGTTTGGTGAGAGTAGTAAAACTGATGAACGCCGGCGTAATTATGCAGCTATATTAGAACATGGTGCATATTTATTGGGTCGTATGAATAAACAGTATGGTGGTATGTTAGAAGAAGGCCATATGTTCACATATAAAACAGATGGGCTAATATTTAAGCCGGTTGAGTTATCAGTATACCAGATACATTTAGAGAATGAGGTACCGGATGATGTATTGTCGGCTAGTAGGAAATGGAATTTAATGTATAAATGGAAACCACAAGAACTATTAACAATGGATTTACGTGTTGAATTTCTTAAAGATATTAAAAGCAAGCACCGCCAGTATATATATTTAGATAATAAGAAATATGCCAAATGTGTGTTAAAAGCACGTAATTATAATAGTTATGAATGGCAGCCTAAAAGCAATAATAAAGTACGTAAGGTAGAAAGTTATCTAGGAATGACATTAGTTAATGATAATATTAATTTATATAATATGCCAGGTGAGATGGAATTTCATGCCGTACATCCATTTATAGGTTATCGTGATATTATGCAAAATATACAAACTAGTAGTCATAACTGCCTTTTACCGGTTGATGGTGATGATACGGTACGTGTTCTGAATGGTGATATTATATATGATGGATATGTTGTTGAATTCCGGTATTTTCCAGTTATAACCAATAGCAGTAACACATTGACTACCATGGGTGTTACTGGTACTACTGTTGATAATATTGCCCTAAATAATGTCCAAAACAATGGCCTAAATAATGGCCTAAATAATGGCTACAATACAAGTAATAAAGAACCAGGATTGAGATGGCAGGCTTTAAAAATTAGGGCAAATAAATCTCCAAATGATCTTAACACATGTCTGGATATTTGGCGATTAATTCATGCCCCTATGGATAAAACTACAATATCGAATCCAGAATCAAGGGCTAAACTAATGAATCCGGCATATGATAGTGCGGGATTAAATTATTACATACCGGGATGGAGAGGTGCACTGTATGCACCAGAATTATATAAATTTGTAAACTTCGGTAAACAATGGTTAATAGATAAGTATATTAATATGTTTACAGGGCCAAAAGTGGTGGATTTAGGATGTGGTAAGTTGGCAGATCTCTTTAAATATGTACATGGCGATGCAAAGATGTTGCTAGCTATAGACAATAATCCAGATAATTTAAATAATAAAACAGATGGTGCAGCATTACGAATCATAAACAATATTCGTAATAGTCCACGTATTAAAACATTAGCAAGTAACACAATGTTATTATTGGGTGATATGTGTCGTGATTTAGAATCAGGTGATATAGTATCAGATGAACTTAATAGATACTATCTAGATGTTCTTATGGGTAGACATCAACCATCACCGCAATTTAATTCAAAACATCCGCGATTTTATGGGGTGCTTCAAAATGGGTTTCATTTAGCTGTATCTATGTATAGCATACAACATTGTTTAAATAGTGTATCTGACCTAGATAATTTTTTACATAATACATCTATTATGCTTAAAGATCAGGGTTATTTAATTGGATGTTGTCTAGATGGTAATGAAATAGCTAGTGATGTGGCACGCGGTAAAGGGCATGTTGAAGGCCGTCGTGACGGTAACCTCGTTTGGTCGGTTCGGCTAGTTGAATCTGGCGAACAATACTATACTGATAGTGATACAGATGCTATGGATGGTGCCTATACATATACAATTGATGGCGCAGGCACAAATGTACCGGAAAAGCTACAATTAATGCAAGGAGAAACCGTGTTGAATTATTCGGTAACTACTAGTTCACAAATGCTAGGTCCGGGAAATACGGTTGATATATATCAAGAAAACCATTCAACAGCTGTCAGGCAAAATCTAGTTGATATGAGATATGTTGCAAATAGGGCTAGAGATTATGGGTTGAAACTTATTGAAACCCGGCGATTTACTGAAGAACCAGGATCATTGGTAACGGAATGGGCTAGTACAGATGATGGCTATAACGAAAATAATAGTGGCAATGCTAACAATAGCAAACGCACAGTACTTACAACAAAAAATAAGAGCAGTAAAAGTAAAGGTGGTGCTGACGATGGTGATAGAGATATTGCAGCAGCTGTTAGAGCAATTAGAGATATGCCAGTTTTAGATAAATGGTGTAGTTGGCAGCGTTATTTTGTATTTCAAAAAGTACAATCTTAATGTTGTGGCTAATGTTAGTGTTAGAATTACAACTTTTAATTTTCATCTGGTATAGATATTTTATTTTAAATGTTTTAAATATTTTATATATCTAAAACATTTAAAGCATTTAAAGCATCTATACCAAATATCTAAAATATATCTAAAATATATTTAAAATATATCTAAAATATATCTATATATAAAATATATCTATATATAACAAATAATATTTTACTTGTGTAACTAGATCTAGCATATACTTTTTAATTTATTCTGGTATAGATATATATATATATAGATATTTTGTTATTTTACGTAACTAGATCTAGCATATACTTTTTAATATTATTCTGGTATAGATATATATAGATATTCTGGTATAGATATATATAGATATTTACTTATTTTACGTAACTAGATCTAGCATATACTTTTTAATTTATTCTGGTATAGATATATATAGATATTCTGTTATAGATATATATAGATATTTTGTTATTTTACGTAACTAGATCTAGCATATACTTTTTAATTTATTCTGTTATAGATATATATAGATATTTTGTTATTTTACGTAACTAGATCTAGCATATACTTTTTAATTTATTCTGGTATAGATATATATAGATATTTACTTATTTTACGTAACTAGATCTAGCATATACTTTTTAATATTATTCTGGTATAGATATATATAGATATTTACTTATTTTACGTAACTAGATCTAGCATATACTTTTTAATTTATTCTATTATAGATATATATAGATATTCTGGTATAGATATATATAGATATTTTGTTATTTTACGTAACTAGATCTAGCATATACTTTTTAATATTATTCTGTTATAGATATATATAGATATTTTGTTATTTTACGTAACTAGATCTAGCATATACTTTTTAATTTATTCTGGTATAGATATATATAGATATTTTGTTATTTTACGTAACTAGATCTAGCATATACTTTTTAATATTATTCTGGTATAGATATATATAGATATTTACTTATTTTACGTAACTAGATCTAGCATATACTTTTTAATATTATTCTGGTATAGATATATATAGATATTCTGGTATAGATATATATAGATATTTTGTTATTTTACGTAACTAGATCTAGCATATACTTTTTAATATTATTCTGGTATAGATATTTTATTTTAAATATTTTAGATATCTAAAACATTTAAAGCATCTATACCAAATATCTAAAATATATTTAGATACGTAAAATAACAAATAAATTTTTGTACATTGCATATATTTTGTATGTTAATAATATTCATAATTAGCGCTAGCGCTGGCTTGCGTTCCCCAATATATACATATCACAATATTTTAAATACCCCCAAAATGTCCGCGCCTTGGGGGTGTTAGAGGCCTAAAAACACACCGAAAATGTACCAGATTTACAACACAAATTATCTAAGTTGGCAAAACGAGGTGTAAAATCAGCATTTGCATTATTTTATATTGAAACTGGCAAAAAATGCCTTAGAAACACACGTGTTATGCCTGTGGTAACTCGGATAAAATATGAAAAAACGCGAATTTAGAGGTAAAATAGCAACTAACATGTTTGCGCCTTGTATTTCGGGTCTAATGTCGGTGGACTTTTGACGTTTTAACCATCCGAGTAGGCCGGATATTTCGCAAAATGAGAAAAAAGCAAAAAAATTTTTACGGTTTCCGCTGCTGCACGCTTTCACCATCGTTGGGTATATTGGGTATGGCGCGTGATTTTTAAAACTATTAAATATATTATTCAACATACAATATATTTTTTTGAGCCTTGAATATTTGTCTAGATGGCACTTTTATATTATTAACATTACATACGTCCATTAATTCTGCATAGCTCCCCAATTTAATAACTTGTATTTCCGGGTTATATCCTAAATCAATATGATTAATACACCATATTAACTGTTTATTACCATTTGGACCACCACCCCCATTTGTCGATATATAATAACGTCGTTTGCGTTTTTGGCTATATCTAGCTAGTTCTATTGGTAATACATCTAATGGTTTAAGGTTTAACATTTCAATAGCTCGGCTAGCTTTTTTATCCCTATATAATCGGACTGCTGATTTTATGTTTTTCTTAATTTTTTTATGTTTATCTAAACAACCTTTCATAATCTCCGGTTGTAACGCAATCGCCATCGTAAACGGTGCCTTAGTTTGCGCCTTATCATTATACTTAATACGTCTTGGATCATTACTTACTGCTGGTGTCCATTTATCTGCGCTAGCATAGCCATAACTATAACCATAATTACCGTTACTATCATTAAACGTACCCAATGCGGTATTAAAAGTATTTTGCATAATTTCACATGTTGTTGTATTCGCTATCTTTTTAAAACATAATGTTAATGTGTGATTTGACCTACTCTTATTAATGCTATCACTCTCTTTGGGTTTACTATCTTTGGGTTTACTATCTTTGGGTTTACTATCTTTGGGTTTACTATCTTTGGGTTTACTATCTATATTTTTTTGGATTTCATATAATTCCCAAAATGTTGCATCTGATTTACGGAAGAAATATGGCCCTCCTGCAAATGGCGTAACTAGCTTAATATATCCTGATTCATTTAATAAGTTACCCAACACCCAACTATATATTGCCGGTTTATCTATATCTATATTCTTCAATTTCTCATTAATTGTAGACATTATATTACTGTATTTATGTATGTATTATAATAGTCTTCTGTATTTAGTATATTATTTATATCTAGCGTTAGTGTAGTATGTATATATATATAAATCTAAAATATAAAATCAATTTTAATAATATATTAAGAGCAAATATATATAATAGCTAAATTTAACATATACAACACGCTATAACATCCTAACACAACACGCTATAACATCCTAACACAACACGCTATAACATCCTAACACAACACGCTATAACATCCCTAACACAACACGCTATATATAAATTATACATACATATAGATATATAGATAATAAGTAACGCTAGATAAGTAAGTCTACATAAGTAGCTCTAGATAGCTAACAATATGTTTAGTTTTAGTATAATCATGAATAGTTTTAAAAATATGTACAATACATTTTTTACAAACACTGATATAAAAGATATATATATATGGATATGCTATGATAATACTAAAAATAGTATTAAAGTACCAATATCCGATATTAATTGGGATGAGGTTACTTATATTAATGCATATTGTTCCGGACTTACTAACTGTAAATGGTTGCAAAATGCTCCTAAATTAACACATTTAATTTTAAATGACAATTTAATTACTAGCCTAGAGGGCATACCTGAATATTCACAATTAGAAACTCTAATTTTGTCCCATAATTATATTACATCATTAGAATATCTGCCCAAATCTTGGCCAAATTTAAATATATTTGCGATAACTCATAATAAACTATCTTCACTATCTGGGTTCCCGGATGATTGCCCCAATTTAAAACACTTAAGCATTAATGATAATTATTATAATACTCTAGAAGGCCTACCCATTAGTAAATTAAATAAACTAGAAGTATATTGTGCCGATATTTAGGGCTAGCTACCATACATTTACATTTACATTTACATTTACATTTACATTTACATTTACATATTTAAACTATTCTAGATAAGCACATTGGACATTGTTGACAGGGTAAGCCTCTAGATGTTGGATACCAACAACTCCAACTATCTAGTAACATATCATAAAAATAATTGCGGCTATCTAGACTTATTCTTTTCATATCTTCTTTTGTTAAATGACATATTGGAAATCTTAAATTTCGGAATACTTGCCATAACTCCTTTTGATCAATCGGTAATTGTGACTCATCCGCTATTTTGCAATGTTCCCAATATCCCTCATTAATTCTATACCCACTTGTTGCTTCATCTAATCCCGTGCCACATTTCTCCAAGCCTATCAATAATGGCGCCTTCCAAGATAAACTAAACCGTGCAATTCTTTCATATTGGCTAATATCACGGGTAAAATACTTATTGACACTATGTAGCTTTTTAAATGCACGTGTTATTGTATTATTTTTTTTGACACTAGATACATATACTGTTGGATATAACAACCCCGCCTGCTCCGGATATCTCTCTATTAAACGCTTGCGAATACGTTTCATAGTTTCTAGCTCTTTAGCTTGATTTTTACGGTCTATGACACCTAGTCGACTATCCATATGGCCACACATTAGATATATTGGTTGTACAGGTTCTTGGCGCACAATAAAATAATAACATAGTAAAAATGTGCTATCATAACCACCCGTCCATAATATATGTCTAGGTGGCATACTACTACTTAATTTACCATAAATAACACGTTCGTCTTTTTCATTTGTATCAATAAACCATATTGTCCTAGTTGCATCACAATTATTATTATATGCATGTCTTAAATATAAGGCAACTAGTATTATTGCAATTACAATAACTGCATATTTAAGTAAGGTATAACTACCCGGTATTAAGTATCCTAGGTATATGGGCACTGATGGTATTCCATATATCATCTATTTTGGTTTATTTAAGTATGGCTTTTGTATGTATGGCTTTTGTATGTATGGTTTATTTTGTAAAGTTATTAATTTATTAATATATATTTAGATATATAGATATATATATTTAGATATAGCGTGTTGTGTTATGGATGTTATAGCGTGTTGTGTTAGGATGTTATAGCGTGTTGTGTTAGGATGTTATAGCGTGTTGTGTTTGGATGTTATAGCGTGTTGTGTTAGGATGTTATAGCGTGTTGTATTAGGATGTTATAGCGTGTTGTGTTTGGATGTTATAGCGTGTTGTGTTAGGATGTTATAGCGTGTTGTGTTAGGATGTTATAGCGTGTTGTATTATTATTATTATTACATTAGCATTAAAAATATCAAACACATATTTTTTTGATATTTTTGATATTTACGATTTATTTATTATACTAAAAGATGTATGTAATATAATAAATAAAAGGATACATACATATATATACATACACACACATAACACTATATATACATACACACACATAACACTATATAACATACAACTTATTAAATAACTATATATACTAATAACTGTCTGTATATAATAATATATATCTGTATATAAGATTAACTAACAATAACTAACAATAACTAACAATAACTAACAATAACTAAATATAGATAGAATAATGCGCGTCCCAATTAGTGCACAAACAGTACCATTACATACCCCGATGCCAACGCCATCCAATATGTCACACAATGTAAATAATGTGAAGTTAAATATTAATAATAAAAATAATACAGTTATGGCAGGACAACCATATTGGTTTAATGATTTACAAGTGTTATTGAATCTAGATTATGCACGTCAATTTTTACCTGAACCTGGTATGACATATGCCGAAAAAGTAAACGCAATTGTCCGACTATCTTGGTATGTTGGGGTTGTTGGTGGTCTAGTTAACAGTAATTATATTTATCTATATATTCCTATATTAACCATGGCTATTACATTTATATTATATGTGTTCCGACGTCAAACAATTGATAACCACATTAATAAACGTAATCTAGCTAAGGCTGCAGCAACTATTAGTGCAAATGGTGACCCACAAAGAGAAGCAGTGCTAGCTCAACAACAAGCACAATTAGAATCCAATAATTTAGATCCTGAATTATCAGATAAATTTGCGGATTATTTAGAAAATAATGAATATGTACAACCAACTGTTGATAATCCTTTTATGAATGCAATGCCATTTGATGACCGTGATCGCGGACCGGCATCGGTACAACTAGGTAATCCACTTAAACAAATGGAAGTAGATGCAGCATTTAATTACGGAACATATAGGGATGCGAGTGATGTATTTGATAGAAATAATGCTGAACGCCAATTTTATACAATGCCAACAACTACGTATCCAGGTGATAAAACAGCATTTGCAAATTGGTTATATAAAGTACCAGTAACGTGTAAGGAAGGTAACGGAGCACAATGTATTGCTAATCTTCATACACCACTTAATCGCAATATTGACAATCAAAATTTAGGCGGATAATTAATATACAATCAAGCACATACATATATACAAATATACAAGCCATTTATAGTATTTGGCCATTTATAGTATTTGGCCATTTATAGTATTTGGGCATTTATAGTATTTGGGCATTTATAGTATTTGGGCATTTATATTGTAATTACACTAAAAATGAAATTAATACTATAATAAATGTCTTGTATATTTTGTTATACATTTTATTATATAATATATTTTAGTATATAAGACATTTTTACAAAATGATAAAATCAAAAATAAATGATGATAATACATGTGATAAAGTAGCATGTGTATATGTATTTAGGCCGAAAGACGAGATATATTATATAATTGGGAAAAATGAACAGCCTAGATCATTACCTATATCACTGCTTCCTAAAAATGGAGAAATATTAAACACAGTATCAGTAGATTATTTTAGGCTAGATATTATATATGATCGCATCCTTAACAAATTGTCTCATAATACTGAACTAACCGTTATATCTTCACATGAAGGTAAATTTAAAGGACCCTTAGATATAATTAATACGATTATAGTTCAAACAATAGATATATATAAACATCAACAATTATATGGATTGAATATATGTAAATCATATAGCAATGCTAGCAATATCAGTGCTAGCAACACTAATGTTAGTGAGTGTGGTGCTAGCAATACATGTGCTATTGAGCGTAGTGATATTGAGTGTATTGAAGATAAATATAAATCTGAGTATACAGATAAAGATAATATAAATAATACTACAAAATATAATTTAACTCTATCTAGTGGTGACCAAGAAAATATGCGCAATAAAACTAATGGTTTATATATAACTAAACCGTCAACCCTACTAGAAGGTTGTAATGTATTCAATACTACATCACATTTTTTGGAACAAATTAATAAGGACATGAATATTAATTATAGAATACCAATAACTGCAGTTAACGAATTTATACAAAAAATATCGTTAAATGATGATTTATGGCATTGTGGTATGTGTTATATACCACTTATACATTATGATATAAATAGTGGCCAAGTTCAAGCTAGAAATTGTATAAGGTATCATGTAGATAATATAGATAATGTAATACTGCATAATTCTAACTCAAATACACCTACAGTACATGGTTTGTTTTGCAATGTGTGTAAATCTAATTTTGATAAAATATGTAAAAATATAAAAACTAATATTACATACACCGTTTCTGACATACAACATATATGTAGTTTAACAAATGACCGTAATATGGCAGAATTATTATGCGAATATATGAGTAACTTTTATCATAATGTTAAGTGTCCAATGGATTGTAATGAAGATATACCATGTCATTAACGATAATTGCTAGTGTGTTTAAAAATAGTTTTTAAAAATATAATAATTATATTAAATAGCTTACATACACTAAATTTTATTATATTATATTATATTATATTATATTATATTATATTATATTATATTATATTATATTATATTATTATATTATATTATAGGTAAATATGGGTAATTTTATGTCTTACTTTTTTGGCACTGATAATGCTAATAAATCAGTAACTAGTAATAGCGATGGCAATGACTATGATTATGATTGTGCTTGTAACTGTGATTATGATAAGCATAAATATGGTGATAGGGCCAATTATGATGATGACAAACAAGATAGTGTTAATATTAAAGAAGAGATAGGTGATAATATGGTTAGTTATGATATTAAAAAGTTTGATATTACTAGAATAGCTAGTGGCCAATCCATATATATTATTGGTAAAAGAAAGTGTGGCAAAACAGTGTTAGTTAAAGATATTTTATATAACAATCGGAATATACCATATGGCAAAATATTTTGTACACATAATAAAGAATATGCTGATATTATACCTAGTGCATTATTATCAATTGAAAATAGTAAAATATCAAATACAATAGATGGTTTATTTAATAGGAGTGGAACTCTTAATATATGTAAAGAAGAAAAGGATAGAAGATCATTTTTTGTTATAGATGGTAATTTATATGACCCTAGTGTTATGAAAAATAAAAATATGACCCCATTAATCATAAACACTATACGTAGTAATATCACACCAATAATAACATCACAATGTGTGGTTTCTATGAACCCTATGATTAGATCTAATCTAGACTATGTATTTATAAAATACTGTATTATAGGAACCGAATTGAAACAATTATTTGAAATGTATGCCGGTATTTTTTATTCTTACAGTAAATTTAAAAATATGTTAGAAAAATGTAGTAAAGATAATGCATTTTTAGTTATAGATAACACACACACCAATCCAAGTGTAGAAAATAGCGTATTTTGGTATAAAGCTGAAATACATGAACCGTTTAAATTATGCCAAGATTACGAGAAATATAATGATGGTGATACTTTCCCTAATATTCAAGACAGTTCTAATAGTGTAAATGGTATTACTGTATTTACTGAGTATAGTTCTGATGGTAATAGTGCTAATAATAATACTTGTACTAACGGTACTGATTTGTAACATATAGTATCTATAATACCTAATACCTAATACCTAATACCTAATACCTAATACCTAATACCTAATACCTAATACCTAATACCTAATACCTAATACCTAATACCTAATACCTAATACCTAATACCTAATACCTAATACATTTTATTTATTTATATCTTTTTATTATATTTGTATTTGTATTTGTATTTGTAAACTAGTAATTAAAATAGTAATTAAACTAATAATTAAACTAGTAATTAAACTAGTAATTAAAATAATATTAACTTATAGTAAATTACTACAGCCTTATACAAACTCTTAAATTAAAATTTCAAACTGTATATTTATAAGTCAGTATTAACGTAATAATATTTGTTGATAATAATACATTTAATATATTTAATAAAATATACTAAAAATACAATAATATAGCTCAAAAAATATAGCTCAAAAATAGGAAACATGGCATCAGCCACTATAAATTTGCGTAAATTTGACATGTCAAAACTTAAACAAGACGCTGTAGTTGTATTTATTGGCAAGCGTAATACCGGTAAATCATTTTTAGTACGGGATATGCTTTTTTATAAACGCGATTTTCCTTGTGGTATAGTTATTAGCGGTACCGAAAGCTCTAATGGGTTTTATAATTACATGATGCCTGGGGTATTTATACATGATGATTTTAAACCAGAAATAGTAGAAAGTTTAATTAAACGACAAAAAACCCTAGTACATAAAGTACATGAACAAGAAGACAAATATGGTCGCACTAACTTAGATCCACGAGCGTTTTTGATTTTAGACGATTTAATGTTTGATACTAGTTGGCTAAAAGATATGAATATCAGGCGCTTATTTATGAATGGTCGGCATCATAAATTATTATATGTGATTACTATGCAATATTGTCTAGGTATCCCACCAACATTACGTACCAACGTGGATTATGTTTTTATTTTGCGTGAACCCAATATTGGTAACCGAAAACGTTTATATGAACAATATGCTGGTATATTTAAAACGTTTGAAATGTTTTGCCAAGTAATGGATCAATGTACCGAAAACCACGAATGTCTAGTTGTCGATAATACTAGCCGATCTAATAATATTGAAGATATGGTATTTTGGTATAAAGCTGATGATCACCCAGATTTTAAAATTGGCAGTGCACCCTTTTGGGAATATCATAGCCAACACCTACGTAATCAAGACATGGATAATGGCGAAATGAATATTAATGAAGTTGGCAGTAGCCGGCGTCGTGGGCCTACTATTAATGTTAAAAAATTCTAAAAATACAACTACTATCTACTATCTAGTATCCTAGTATCTAATACAACACATAATACAACGTATCGCTTTATAAATACATTGGTTGATAACATACAACACATAATGTATCATATTCGCATTTATATGTTTTACTTATATCTTTTTGTTCCTCAGATTTTAAAAATTCTACATAACATTTAATATGATATATATGGTTACTAGGTCCTTTGCACATTATTAAGTCAGACACATAACATTTATAGTGTTGTGTTTGTATATTTGTAGGATTATCTACATCATCACATATTATATTAGTATTAGTATTAGTATTAGTATTAGTATTAGTATTAGTATTAGTATTAGTATTAGTATTGGATATAAGTGTATCCAGACAAATAGGACATTCGATATGGTGTGTATTACGTTGTATTTGGCAATTTAATTGTTGGGTTATGACTTGTTTTATTTTAGTTTGTAAATTATAGTTATAATCATAATTATATTCATAATTAAAATATATGTCAAGCCATTCTAATAAATATGCATATAAATACATATGTGAATACCCTAATTTTTTACCATACGCATAATTCCACATAAGTTCTCGTAACTTTTTCTTATTAGGGTGTAATTTAATACCTATTCCATGTCTTCTGTTCATATACATTTTAATTGCTTTAATAGCTAGCTGACATTTAAAATTATCAGTGCTAAATAACATATTATTTAATTATATAGATATGTAGATATGTAGATATGTAGATATGTAGATATGTAGATATGTAGATATGTAGATATGTAGATATGTAGATATGTAGATATGTAGATATGTAGATATATAGATATATAGATATATAGATATATAGATATATAGATATATATAGTGCTATATAGTTTTATAATTATGCCAAATAAAAACAAACTAAATAGTATTTATAGTTAGTTAAAATTATTATTGCAAGCTACTTTACCACATAATTGTCTAGGATTGCATTCACCCATATCCTCTCCACATTCAATGCATTTATTCTCTCCATTATAACTAGTGCTTGTATATCTATTATTGGTGTTAGTATTGGTGTTAGTATTGGTGTTAGTATTGGTGTTAGTATTGGTGTTAGTATTGGTGTTAGTATTGGTATTGATATCATTTTCACTGCTTATATAGCTGATATTCGATGGGCTATTATTAGTATCACGATCTACATCTATATCATATATTGTATTGGTATTATACATTGGTTGATGTTGTTGCTGTACTTGTTGATGTTGTTGCTGTACTTGTTGATGTTGTTGCTGTGGTTGTTGATTTGGCAAAATAGTATAAGTTGAGAGCAATAATGCATTATATATATTATCGTATAAATGGTTATCATATAAGTTATTAATACTGCCTGCTATAGTTTGCATATTTATGTCATCTGCTGCAATATGGGATAATTGTAATGCTAGCTCATGTATTGCTGTATGTTCAGCAATTGTGATGTTTGGCATTTTGTATTTTGCAGTTATTATATGTTTTAATATATTATTATTGTGGTTATATATTATCCGATATAGTATTTACAATTATACTATACTGAAAATCAATTTTATTAATCTAGATGTCTAAAATATTAAATTACTATATTATTGGTAATTATTGCATAATAATAATATATTATACTTAAACATGAAAATTAATAACCTCTATTTTATATAATAACTAAACATAATACATCTATATACTACATCTATATACTACATCTATATACTACACATATACATATAAATATACAAAATGGGGGCATCTACATCTAGCCAATATGATGATAATAATAGTAATAAAAAAGAGGATGAATATAATAAACTAAAGTCACATGCCAAGAAATATGGTTACAATAATCCAGAACATTTACGCCGCAAGATATATAGATATATATATATATGCTAGTAGCTCATGTGATAAAAATGATTATGGATCAGATAAATCATTGCGTAACATGCGTATTGATTATAAGCTAGGTAAACTGTCGTAATTAGCTTAGTTATAATTGTTAGCAACATAATAGTTATGGCTATTATCTTATAATTTATAATATTGTGTACCTTACTAAAATTGCATAGTTTTAAACATATACATATTATACACTTTAAATAAATATACGTAACACACATAATGGCAGAACATACTATAAAGACTATGACAAAAGTATTAAAATTTTATACTGGCAATAACGGTAAATATCGTGATGCCAAACTTATTATAGAAAATGACAATAATATACATTATCATAAAACATCAAATAATACCATAAATGCCACCACAACCACTACTAATAATAAACGTAGCAAACTTATACAAGATACAACATCAAATGCACAACAAAATATACCAATAAAAATTGAAAAAATATACATCATAGATCCGCAGGAAATACAAGACTTAGATTGTGCAAAAGTTGCTGAAAATAAATATATACAAATATTATCACACATACCCCCATATGAAATACCAATTAGTAACATTATGGTTGAAGACACCGGTTTATATATTGGAGGTTATATGAATGGTTTCCCTGGTGCATTTGTTAAATATATGATTGATACTCTAACTATTGAGGGTATGCAAAAACAATATTCTGGTATGCCAGCAGTGTTTAAATCAGCCATATGCCTTAATATTGGTATAGAAAAACATACAATTGTACGCGAAGTTTCCGGACATATAAGTACGCGACCTCCTAGTGGTGTAAATGGGTTTGGGTTTGATCCTATTTTTGTACCGGATAGCGATGATGATGATGATAATTATGGTTGTGTTGGTAAAAACAAACGTACGTTGGGCGAAATGACGAATATGGAAAGGCTAAAATATTCACCACGTTGTCTAGCATTTTATGAAATTCATAAAATAGTTACAAAATATAAAAAGAATGGGTAGATTATATATGATAAATTATGTTTATTATACTATAGTAAATATATGTTAGTTTTTATTTTTATTATTTTTATTATTTTTATTATTTTTATTATTTTTATTATTTTTATTATTTTTATTATTTTTATTATTTTTATTATTTTAATTATTTTTATTATTTTTAATATATAAATACTACAATGAATACTTTAGTACATCCTATACGAATAACCAGTAATGTTAATGGTGCTGATACATCATCTATAGTAAACCTTAATGCTAGTAACCATAGAAATTCTATAAAGCCTAGAAAAAGTACAAAAAAAAATAAGTCAGTAAAATTAACACCTGGTTTTGTCATTAAGTTTATGAATTATGTATTAAGAAAAAGGACTTTATCACATGATATTAAAATGATTAGTAATGATAGCGATAGTTCTTCAGGATCTAAAGTATATTTATATACACAAGATAGATATAATTACATAATAAAGGTTACAGGTGGGAGGAATATTATGCATTTAAATCATGTTATTACTGAACTATTAATATATAATTATTTATATGCCCTTAATACATTAAATATATGTGATCATATTATATATAATTATGACAGTGCTATATATCAAAATCCAAATCCTAGAGCGTTTTTAATGATTAATCAAACAAATAATAATGATGAAACAGTACTATCATTATATAAGTTTTTAAAAAATATAAAAGATAGTATTAAAAAAAATATGATTAATATAGAAAATATCACAACATATTTACATAAAATAATACCTACATTGTTATTTCAATTAATGTATACATTAGAATGTTTAGTTAGGGCAAAAGTCAAACATAATGATTTACATTTAGGTAACGTGTTAGTATTCATAGATAACACTAATATTATTACAAATCCAAATGAGTTTGAAGATAGTAAACTTAAATATGATAAATATGTTGTGTCATCTCGCATAAAGGCTGATTATTTTGGTCCAGATATCGAAAGTTATAAAACATTATATGCATCTAACAGGGAAAAACAAAATATTGATCAAGATACTATAACATATTATGTGCCTGATTATGGGTTTAAAATTAAAGTATTTGATTTTGATAGAAGTTGTGTATATGATAAAGACAATAAACCTGTATTATTTAACAAGGTATTTTTAAATGAAACTAGTACTAAAACTCAAGATTTTAAATATAATTATCATAAGTCCTATGATTTTATTAATACTACACCATTTGAATATGTAGATTTA